ACAAGTGGCGCAGAGGTGATGATACTTTAGAGATGGCAGAGCCTAAAGATTTAGGAATGGCGATTGAGTTGATTGTAGAACATTTTAACACCAAAGAGAGATGAAAACACCAATGCAAGAGTTGATTGAGCAAATGTGGGAAATAGCCAAGTACGGAGACTCTTACGAGGTTGCTCCGTGTATCGAGGCAGCAGAGGCGATGCTTGAGAAAGAGAAAGAAACCATCTGCAACGCATTCAGCGATGCACGACACGGAGCAGTTGAATCAAGATGGACTGCTGAAGAATACTTTGAAGAAATATTTAATACTAAAGACAATGGGTAAATACTTAAAGCAAGGATTTGTAAGAGCGTTGGAATGGCAACAAGTCAAAGGAGAAATCTCCCACTCTAAAATGGTAGAGTTGATAGAAGAAGAATGCATCAAGAACTACAAAGCAGAAACCTTTAACACCAAAGAGAAATGAGTTTTGTAATTGGTATAGCACTTGTTTTTTTTATTGTGATTGCAACTTGTGATAATTGCACTCATTAACCTTTAACACCAAAGAGAGATGAAAGACACGCTACTTGAACTAATGAACCGAGACAAAGAAGATAACGGAATAGAAAGAGACTAAGACATGAGTGAAGAAAACAAAAGTGCTACTATCCTAATCAACAGGAAGAACCTAGAGATGTTTATACACATCCTCACACAGGTACACATGAGAGGTCAGCTATCAGCAGATGAACAAGCCTTTCTAGGTAAGTTTGTAGACCTACCAGAGCGACCGACCACACCGAATAGATCACAGCGTAGGTTGAATCAGAAGATGATCAACCAGATAATCAGAGAGGAGCGTAAACGCAATCTAGAAGAATAGGGTTTTATAATTATGCAAAGAGTAAACATTCAAGAGGTAAGACTGAACGAGGAGAATCCTCGCTACATCAAAGACCATAAATTCGAGAAGCTCGTTAAGAGCATCAAAGAGTTTCCACAAATGCTAGACCTACGACCTATCGTAGTGAATCAGGATATGATTGTCTTAGGAGGCAACATGAGACTACGAGCGTGTAGAGAGGCTGGGCTAACAGAAGTGCCTATCATCTACGCTGACAACCTAACAGAAGAACAGCAGAAGGAGTTTGTCATCAAAGACAACTCTAGCTTCGGTGAATGGGATTGGGATATACTCGCTAATGAATGGGACACAGAACAGCTCATCGACTGGGGTATGGATATACCCGATGACTGGGCAGTAGATGAAGTATTAGAAGCAGAGGAGGACAACTTCGAAGCAGCAGATGAGATAGAAACAGACATCGTACTAGGAGACTTGATAGAGATAGGAGAGCATAGACTGCTATGTGGAGACTCTACTGATAGTGATCAGGTGGCTAAGTTGATGAATGGAGAGAAGGCTGATATGGTATTCACCGATCCTCCTTATGGAATATCTCATAGCGGAAAGGGAATTACTGCTCCAACTAAGAATGGTAATATTGTAGAAGGAAATAACTTTGGAGAGATATTAGGAGATGGTGATATATCAGCAGCAGTTGATTCATTCAATCTAATTTATAGCCTATATCCAGAGGCATCACATATATGGTGGGGTGCTAATTATTATGCTTCGGTATTGCCAGATGGATTTGGATGGGTAGTATGGGATAAGGAAAGAGTCGGAGATACATTTAGTGGTGCGGAATTAGCGTTCGCCAACAAAGGTGTAAAAGTGGATGTATTTCGCCATATGTGGCATGGAATCGCTAAGGCATCAGAATCTGGAGAGAAAAGATTACATCCTACTCAAAAGCCTATTAAGTTAGTGGAATGGTGCTTTGAAAATTATAACTCAGGTTCACTTGTCTTAGATGCCTTCTTAGGTTCAGGCTCTACTATGGTAGCAGCACATCAACTCAAGCGTAAGTGCTATGGTATGGAACTTGACCCTAAGTATTGTCAGGTAATCATTGACCGAATGAAGAAACTAGACCCAGCACTTGAAGTCAAGATAAACGGAGAACCATATGGACAAAACTGAACAACATAAAAAGGCAATGCTCGATGCTCTAGAGAAATCTCTAGGGGTAGTAACCTCTGCCTGTAAGATTGTAGGTATAGGAAGGACTACTCACTATCTATGGATGGAGAATGACTCAGAGTATAAGAAAGCAGTAGATGACTTACAGAATGTCGCACTCGACTATGCTGAAAGCAAACTACATAGCCAGATAAAAAAGGAGAACGCCACAGCGATTATCTTCTATCTAAAGACCAAAGGCAAGAGGAGAGGCTACATAGAACGCCAAGAGATAACACACGAGGGTATCAAGACATTCACCATTGAAGAAGTAGATGAGCAAGATCCAAGTCAATAAAGTATTCGGACACCTCACACGATCAAATAAGAAGATAGTAGTAGAGCAAGGCGGTACTCGTAGTGGTAAGACCTACAACATCATCCTGTGGATTATCTTCTACTACTGCACAAACAATACAGGCAAGACTATAACCATAGCTCGTAAGACATTCCCAGCTGTTCGTTCCTCAGTCATGAGGGACTTCCTAGAGATACTCAAAGCCTACGACCTATACAAAGAGGACAACCACAACAAGTCAAACAGCGAGTACCAACTCAACGGCAACCTAATAGAGTTCATCTCTATGGATCAACCTCAGAAGATTAGAGGGCGCAAGAGAGATCTGGCATTCTTGAATGAGGCGAATGAACTAACGATGGAGGACTGGCAGCAGATAGTGTTTCGTACTAACGGCAGAATCATCCTTGACTATAACCCATCAGATACCTACCACTGGATCTATGACAGGGTGATACCTAGAGATGATGCTGACTTTTATCAAACTACCTACCGAGACAATCCCTTCCTAGATCCTACGATAGTATCAGAGATAGAGCGACTGAAGGAAACGGATGAACACTACTGGAGAGTCTATGGACTAGGAGAGCGAGGTACTAACAGAGCGCAAGTATTCCAATTCACAACGATGCAGCAAGTGCCTAGCACAGCCAAGTTCCTATCCTATGGTCTTGACTTTGGATTCACTAACGATCCATCAGCACTCGTTAAATGTTACCAAGAAGGTAACAACCTCTACTTCGAGGAGATGCTATACTCTACCAACCTAACCAACCAAGACCTCTCAAGGAGGTTCACTGATATGGGGATAGGAAGGTACGAGGAGATCTTTGCTGATAGTGCAGAGCCTAAGAGTATCGAGGAACTGCATAGAATGGGTTGGACTATCAAGCCAACCACTAAAGGAGTAGACAGCGTGAACGCTGGTATTGATATGCTGAAGCGTTACAAGATACACATCGTAGGAAGCAACCTAATGAAAGAGATGGAGAACTACCGATGGATAGAAGATAAGAATGGTAACTTGCTGAACAAGCCAGAGGACAAGTGGAATCACTTGATTGATGCAGCGAGATATGGAGTATACAACAAACTAAGCAAACCTAACTATGGTCGATACGCAATCCGTTAAGATAGAGATCCCAGAGGCACTAGCCGATATCTCAGTTGAGAAGTACAAGAAGTTCATCATGATGGCTACGGAGGAGAATGGAGATGAACAAGCTCTGTATCACTTCTGTGGTCTTACTCCTGATCAACAGGAGAACATGAAGAAGAAGGACAGAGACTACATCAGAGAGAAGATAGCAGCTGTTCTAGCAGAACGACCAGCACTTGTTCAGACCTTCACATACAGAGGCGTAGAATACGGCTTCCATCCTAAACTAGAGGACATCTCTATGGGTGAGTATGTAGACCTCGATGAATATCTGAAAGAGCCTTACAAGAACGCTGAGAGAGTTCTAGGTATTCTGTATAGACCTATCACTAAGAAGATGTATGGTAGGCATCTGGTTGAAACCTACGATCCTGATAGACATAATGGGCTTGGATTCCAAGACCTATCTGCTGACATCTTTCTAGGTTGTCTGCTTTTTTTTTATCGTTTAGAGATCAGCTTACTAATAACTTTCCTACGATCTTCACAGAAGGAGGAGGAGATGAACCAGCCTTTGACAAGCAAACGCAGTTCTCAAGAAAGTGGGGTTGGTATGGCGCAATCAATCAGATTGCTGGAGGTGATATCACAAAGTTTGATGAAGTAACAGCACTACCCGCTCGTACCTGTTTGACCTTCCTAGAGTTCAGTCTTGACAAAGCTGAGGTAGAGAAGGCGCATATGAAAAATCAATCAAGGTTCTAGGTTATTAAAAAAACTCTGTTTATATTTGTGTAAATCAAAACACAAGAGAGATGAGTTTATATGACAAGTTAAGCCCAGAGGCTTTGAAGGTATTAGATCAGGAGATGGTCAAGTACCCTAGCCTTACACAAGGCATTGTAGATGCTTTGAAGAACAACGATGTTGTTATCACTTTAACGATTGGTCAAGGCATATCTATCGGTGCTGCCTTTGGATTTGAATGCACAGCTACTAACCTTTTTAGCTTCTTTGAGTGATGGACTACCTAGACAGAGAGTTGATGGACTATCAGAATGATCAGGCGAGTCAATGTGATATATGCTACGAATACTGCGATGATAGCTGGGTATGTTCTTGCTGTCATGACTGCGAGAAAGAGAGTTGCGTATGCGATGAAGAAGAAATACATTTAGGTATCTAGTGGTGGTTCGCTAGATGGTTTGGTTGAGAGGGGGCAATAGCCCTCTCTTTTTTTTATACCTATTTTCTATTATTGGGTTTTTTAATAGTATGAAGAAAGGATACTACCAAATCACAGAGGCACTCAAGAGTGCAGTAGAGGCTAACGACCACATCAATCAAGTAAGCTGGGGGAACATATTCGACATCGACTTTCGTAAGATGGATATGTACCCACTGGCTCATGTCATCACAGGTAACGCTACATTGAATGAGCGTACCATCTCTTACGAGTTCGACTTGCTAGTGATGGATGTCGTAGACTACTCTAAGGATGCTAAGGATTTGTACGAGGGCAATATGATGAAGCAAGATATCTACCACAGAACACTAGCTACTATCTCAGAGATCCTCGCTACCTTCCGCAGAGGTGATCAGTACGATGCCTACTTCAGACTTACAAACGATCCTATTGCAGAACCTTTCGATGAGGACTACGAGGCGAACATCTGTGGATGGAAGGCAACGCTAGTGATTGAGGCAATCAACCCGAACAACATCTGCTAGTGGATAACCGCAACCGAAATACTAAAATAGCTCTAGAGAAGTTTGGGAAGTATCTGGTAACGGAGGCACGAAAGAACCTCACACGCAAGAAAAAGAACAACACGAAGAAGCTGTACGACTCGCTGAGGTACGAAGTAGATGTAACGGCAAACGCTATGAACTTCGACTTCATCATGGAGGAGTATGGTGAGTGGGTAGACAAGGGTAGACAG